ATTAGTATATCGTTTTAACATCTTCCAATCTTTGTGACCGCTAACTAAAGCAACCTCGGGAATTTGAAAACCTTTTTCAAACAAACGACTAATACCTTCATGTCTCATGTCATTAAAACGCAGATCATCAAACTGTAACTTAGCCATCAAACGTTGCCACTGACTTTTTAATGCATCATAACTAGGTAAGTTATTACGCATCATTAAGTTATACGCCTTTGTTGGTATCGGTATTTTTCTTTTACCAATATGTTTTACTGTCTTATGTGCATCTAAAATTAACAAATAACCATTCTTTGTTTTCTCAATTTTATATTCACGGTTAATCCATTCCGCCTTACGCATACATGTTAGTATGGCAATCTTAACGCTGGACCATAACTCAGATGACCCGTGCTTATACAACATCTTTAATTCGTAAAACGATGGACGACGATCGCGCGCATCATCACCTGTAACTGGCTTCTTCACCTCCACAGCAGGATTAATTATTCGCATTTCATGTTCTTCAATAGCATGATCATAAATTTGTTTAATACGATTAACACGCTTATGAATACTGGTAGGTGCTAAATGTTTTTTACTGGTAACATATTGCTTCACAATTTTTTTTGTTAAATATAAAGGTCCTTCTTTTATATCTAATAACAATCTAAAATCTTTTACCAGCTTCCTCACCATCCGTATCTGTGCCATTTCATCAGATAATTCAGGAAGTTTTTCATTTTCATATAAGGTAGCTAACTCATTAAAACATTTATTTTCTGAGTAAGTATCCAGCTTCTTACGATCTATGTCCGTAATAGTATGATGAATAAACTTTTCCGCTATAGTTTTATCAAAAAATTTTTGAGAGATTTCCACGCCTTGCATCCTGATACAAACATGGAAAACTTTAGTGCCATCTTTCTTAATGTATTCTTTCGTATATTTCATTTTGTTTCCTTTTGTGTTATTACCAAGAAAAAAGATGTCTAAGCAGGACTCTTGCCCCTCGCCATGAGACTGAAAATCCTCGTGTCGGTGGTTCGATTCCACCCTTGGGCACCATTTTTCTTGGTATTTCATACAATATAAAAATGTTCTATGTTTGTCAAACCATATAACAATGTTACCATTTCAATAGGATTTGTGAAATATCGGGAAAAAAAGCAGGGGATAGTTAGATTAGGACTTTGTTATCTACTGGGATTACCCCCTGTTTTTCTTTAGTTTTATCAATCTTTTTAGATAAAACTCGGCTTTAAGTAGGTCCTCAATGCCGTTTTTTCTTTCGTATCTGAATAAATATTTAAATATATTAAAGATCAAGGCACCCTTAAATTGTTCTTCAGATAAAAAATCTTTTGCAATATCTAAGAATTCTTTACTTCCAGATGTGTAATGATCAGGATGATTTACAGGGTCACTCACTTTTTACCATTTCTTGTATGTCGTATTTCATTGTTGGCCACGTATAGCCTAACTCCAAACAGATATTGAGATACCTGTGGTACAATATTAATTCTTGATTGCTCAACCAATAATACCTGTTGCCCTTCTTCGACAAGGGTCACAAAATCTATCAAACTTTGAGTCTGAATAATAATTAGACGGGCATAAAATACATTTTTTTACTATTTTATTTTTCTTACTGGGACTTGTAATCTTTGTGTAATTTTCTTCTCTATATTTTTTATAAGATAATTTTCTAATCTTATCATCAATTTTATTAAAATATTTTTCCATATTAAAATTCCTCATCAATTTGTAATGTGTAGTTAAATGATTGTGTATCGTAATTATAATCAGTAAATACTTTAGTTGCGTTACCTACTATTTGGTCTGATTGACCATGACCCCATTTAGAAGCAGGTCTATCCCAAGTTACTTTTTTTGTTTTAGGATAATATTTAAAAACTTCATTATCATAATATTTTGACAAACAAGATATATCAATTCTATTATACGTATTTAAATTTTTAATTTCATTATCAAAATTTTTTAATCTATAATTTACAATATCAACTTCATGTCTGTTACACATTTTTAAAATTAAAGAAATCCATTCAATAATTTTTGTATTTTTGTTTGTTTTTTTTAAATATGCATCTCCATAACAATATTTATTTTCATCATAAATTCGTAATTGATTTACAAGTTCTTTTAAATTTTTTTCTTGTGCTGTAATTTCATCATGTTGAAATAAAAGTTCATCTACTGTTTTTTTTAATGTATCACATTTATGTAAATATTCTTCTGCATCTTTTTTTGCTTTTATTTTTTTTTCATTGTATTCTCTTTCTAATTTTACATAATTTTCATCAATTTTATTTTCTTCTTTAACTTGATAATTTTTTAATACTTCTTGAATGATTTTTTTTATTTTATGTAATTTTCCAAAAAACCATTCACCATGTTGATGTTTAATCTCAACATTTCTATGATTATGTAAATGTGCGTGGCATAATTTTTCTAAATATGCATCTTTAACTGGAAAAGTAGCGTGTACTTTACAAGGTTTTGGCGATCCTGTTTGTATTTGTGATAACCTACTTTTTAAACTTTTTTCTGTTGATTTTCCTACTTTAAAATTATTTGGTTCAAATATATCAATATTATCATATCCTATTACGTAAATTAAAGTCATTTTATAAATCCATTATTTATGTTTTATTTTTTTACAAATTCTGGCTGGTCTTGTTTCAGTTTTTCATTCTCTGTTCTCAGGGTAAAATTTTTATCGGCCCAATTATCTAATCGTTCTGTTAAAAAAGTATTATGGGTAGTGAGTTCCTTGTTCTCTTTACGTAACTTTCTGTTCTCATTAACCAAATCTTTTATTGTTTTATCTTTATCTTCTGTAGTTGTTTCCATGTAACTCCTGTTGTTTGATTGCATATGTTGGACCATAACCAAGGTCTGTCATGTTATGATCTTGATAAACTTCTTCACTTTTCATCCAACCTTTGTAAGTAAATTTCCTATCTAATCCTGTCATCAACACATAAACATCTATACCGCCATCATATTTTTTCTTGGGAGTCACCAGCAATTGACCCTCATTCATCTTCGTTGTTTTAATATCAATAGCAACGCCATCAATATAACAATCCGCAGAACCTTTTCGTGGATGATAGGATAAATCAGGATAACAATTCATCATTTTACAAAAAGCTATTTCGGATTTTGTTCCTGACTCAACAATTTCTTTATTAGTCTTTCGTGATGCCATTTTTCTGTTCACCACATTTTTAGTTTCACATTCGTGATAACGTCGATAAGCTAACTCTTTAGCTAATTCTATTTCTAAATCATTAAGCGATACAGAATGATTAATGTCAGGAAAACCCATAGTATCAAGTAACATCGTAGATACCCTTCTCTATCTTAACTCTATCTAATGCTTTTTCTTGTCGTAGATCATCCTGATGATGTGTTAATTGTAAAACCATTGCATTGGCTCTAAATAATTCTACTTCATCCATACATAAATCTTCTAAATGTTTTGAATATTCTCTATGATTAAAAGCATGCCATTCAGCTTCTTTACCTGTCTTGTTTCCTTTTTCTTGTATGCAAAGTTTACTGAATAAAACTTTCGTATATTTTTCTAAGTAATGCACTCTAGCTTTACATTCACCCATATATTCATTAGCATCAAAAATAGCTTTAGCTAATAACTCTCTGTCTATAGGTAATGGATTAGGTAAGGAAAATTTTTGTTTGTTCATATATATCTCTTATTTTTTTATTAGGGGAGGTTGCCCAATACTTTTTAGCCATTGGACTAATCATCAATCGATGTAGATGCCATTCTAATTCATTGTGCTGGTGTTGTTGTTCATGGAGTAAATGATGCATAGGTATGGTCCATTGATCTGAAACACGCTTACCCATCATAAATCTTTCACCAAGAAATTTAACGTGACAACATTGAACGCCTTCTGTGGCCCCCGTATAAAAACAAGGCTGTGATGCAACATGTTTTTGATGAGCCTTACTTATTATTATTTCTGACATTGATAACCGTATTTAAATCAGTGGATTTAACAACAATCCAAAAACCTTTTCTATTTTTTTGACACAAAGCAATAACAGGTGTTTTATTTTCAACATCAGCCATTTTTTTTGTGTCATCATATAATGTAAGCACACTATGTTTTTTCTTTTCAATCTTAATTATTTTTAAATTTTTGTTTTTTAACAATGGTGTACTCTTTATAATTTGGGTTTGGATTGTTTGTTGAATGTACGCCAATCCATTTGTATTTATTTTTACGATTTATAAAACTTGGCCAAAATTTTTCTAATAAACATTCTATAAAAATACTCATAATAACTCTCCTTAAATATTTATATGTTTTCATCTTTGTAATTTCTAAAACTACTTGTCTTAGGTTTCTTAGCATCCTGTATTTGTTGCTTCCTCGTAGCAAAATAAGGTTCTAATAAAATACTAACAACAGTGTAATCATTTGGTGCAGTCTTGATTAAGTGACGCGTCAAAAAAGTTGATATAGCTAAAGAGAAAGTAGCGGAGGAAACTTTGCTATGCTTTTTTAACACGTCATCTAAATCAAGCAATACCGAAGAAAAATCTTTTTTAAAATTTTTATCTTGCGGTATCATCTAACGGACCCAAGACAAAATGAAAAAACAAAAGGTCCGAAACTCATTATCTGTTATTCCAGTTATTGTTATTTTGATAACCTTGATTATAACCTTGATTATTGTTTTGATAACCTTGGTTATTATTTTGATTATTATTTTGATTATTATTTTGATTATTATTCTGATCAGGCTTCCATGTATTTATTTCAGCATACACAGAACCATCATCTTTTCTTTTTAAATCTAAGTTAATTCTATCTTCATTAGAATTTTGCAATGTTGATAATAATTGTTGAACATCTATTCCAATCTTGCAAACTAACCAATCTAAATTAGGTGGTGATTGATTTACATATAATCCATTTAAGAATTGTTTTTCTTTATTCATTATAACTCCTCGTTAAATTAATTTTGGAATGTGTTGTTGAACTCGCTTCTTCCCGTGAATAACAAATCCCTCCTGATTGAACACATTCCGCTTGTGATAAACCAACACAAACATTATCTATCCGCCATTGATAGTCAGGAGAACTGATAGATAAATTCATATTATCGTCTTTCATAATTACTTTTGTTTACTTGTTTGTAAGTCTCGTTTGTTTTGTTGCCTGATGCTTGATTGCCGTCATCTTCAAAGTCAGCTTCCAAGTTAAGCATTGCTTGAATATGGTATCTACGAAAATAAGATATTCCCGAACCAATTTGCTGTGCTGTAGAATTTGAATGACCTATAATAGATGTTGATGAAATAGATTGACCACTTGTTAAATGTGTAATGGTAGTTTCTAAAAAATTTAGACCTTCATTATATTTACATTGATAACTAAGTGATAAACCATGTTTAATTAATGCATCTTTACAAGCCTTGTTAATATCTGCCAAGGTACTAAACTTATGTGGCTCACCAGTTTGTGTTTTAAAAAAATTATTTTGACCATTTTTTTCTAATGGTTCAAAATCTATTTTAGCTAATTCAATTGCTTCTAAAACTTTTTCAGTCATCTTTCCTCCTCATTACTTTGTTAATTAATTTTTCGATTTCATAACATTCACTATATTTTTTGAATTGTTTTGAACCCAAGGCTAAATCTTTTTTGGAATATTTTTTTATTTGTGTTTGATTATCGTCTTTAGGAAAACGAACAATGATAGCTTCATCTACTTCAATACCATCTTCAAGTTTAATTAACTCACTGTAGGCACCAAGCTGGATAAGATGATCACCGTACATATTTTTAGAAGTTTTAAAATCAATTAGAATATACTTGTCATCTTTTTTAACTAAAAGATCAGGACACCCACCACAATTTAATTTTTTACTTGTGTAAGTTTTTTCAGTCCAAATAACTTCACAATCATAATTGTTCCACCATTCTAAAAATTGTTGAAAACAATTATGTACCACAGGGTCTTTCGATATAAATGGTTCATTGCCTTTTATGTATTCTTCTGCAAGATTATGAAGGTCAGTACCTATGTCACCAGCTTTTTTCTTTTCTTCACGATAATCTAAACCGTTCATTCCGCATTGCCATGCCCAATGAATTAATGAGTCAGCGCTTTTATATCGACCAATCTTAGTCGTTACACCAGCAACTCGTTTACCGTCTATTTTATAAGCGATAGTAGGCACTAAATCGTTCCCCCGTAACTATCGTTCTCTGAAGCAAAAGATGAATTACCTTTTGGAATACGGCTTTCTATAATGTCATCAAGGTTATCAAGCATATCAATGCCTGAGTCATAAATTTCACCAAATTGTTTCTTTAAATTACCTTTAGGACATTCAAGATGTAACTTATTTATTTCTTTATAAATTAAGTCAAGTCGTGTTCTAATACCCTGTATTTGTAAAAACTTATCATGTGTGATAAGTGTTTCTTGGGATTTAGATTTCATCGGTCTTGGTCCTTTTTGTTTAAGGGGTAGTTGACGCTACCCCTTTATTATTTTTAGCAATTAGTAACTCATTAAAAAACCTTATGTTTCTTAATGTTTATAAACAATTAATTATTTGGAATAGATTTGTCAAGAAACTTTTACAATGTAAAGTTATATAGCGATTTGTTCTATTTTATAATCTTCGTCAAATAGAGTCGCTGTAGTTATTCGTGGATAAATAGCATTAAAACGGCAATCTTTTATTAATTGATAATCATTAACCCACATATCTTTGTATGACATTATTTTGCCATCTACTTTAGCTTTTATATCTTCTCTGTTTATGTGTTTACTTTTCCACCATTGAAAAACGCAAGTACCATCTTTGTTAAATTCTAAAACTTGACCAAAATAAAACATATTATTTAATTTTCTTTGAACAAACACATCAACATTAATTAATCTCTCTTTTAATTTTTTATCATTAATCCAATTTTTGTGGTCAAAATCAATAAGAGAAAAAGCAGGAATACCATTACCTTCATAAATAGGCCAAAATAATGCTTTTTGTGTTGGTTTTAAATAGGCATTATTTAAAAAATAAATAACTTCTATTGGTTCATCATAATTTCTAGGCACAAAATGAGATTTTTCATAATCGAATTTCTCAATAATTTCTGTTTTAATAATATTATCACTAATAATTTGATTTATTTTAACTTCTAAAACTCTTGCTAATTCTTGTAGCTGTGAAAACTTTACATCAGAACCTTTTAAAATTGTTGCAATAGTTTGATGAGACATTGAACCATAGCCAATAGGTGCATCAGCAGTAAGTACAGATAATGTTCTTCCTGATGGGTGATGTCCTTTTTCTTTAACTAAATTATTTAATCTAATTAAATATTTTTTATGATCTAATAATTTCATTTGCATAAAAACTACCTCAGTTAATAAAAGTTTACAAACATTTTATTTATAGTTATTTTTTACAATGTAAAGATAATTTGACAATTTTATTTAAAAATATATTTTGTCAAATATTGGATAAGATTTTCCCACTTTTCCAATAATATTTAAATTAGGACTTAGAAAGTTAAACGTGAAATGCCCAAACTGTAATCATAATATGCAAAAAATACCCCTAACAAAGAATATGAAAAGAGTTTTGTTGTTTATTACTGATTTTATACAATCCAATTCATCTGCACCTAGTTTTGAAGAAATTAAAGATGGTGCAGGATTTAAAAATAAATCTGAAGTTGCAAGATATATTATGTGTCTCAAAGACAGAGGATGGTTAACTTATCAACGCTATAAAAAAAGGACAATACGAATTCTATGAATGGTTACATCAAAATAGATAGAAGTATTTTATATCATCCTGCATTACAAAAACGAGGACAAGAGTTTTGTGAGAAGGGTGCATTTATGTGGTTACTATTAGAAGCTAGCTTTGTTGATAGAGTGTACCGCATAAAAGATAAAACTATTTTTTTAAAACGTGGTCAATTGTGTTGTTCATTAACTTATATGGC